CATCGCAAAGTATTTGATAACCAGTCATCAAACTACCTAAAGAAAGTAGAGTATCTCCAATCATTCTGAATAGCTTTGGAGTAGGTGCGAAGTAAGTTTTTAATTTGAATGTGTATTTACTTTGAGGTGTGTCCATTGTACATCCATCGTTTGAGAATTATGTAATCGCAAGTGTCTAATCCACCTGATGGCGGCATATCACGAGTAACAACTACTCTCTTATACAGATCACGAGTAAGTATGGCTTGATTCAGACTATCGTAATAAATGAAGTCTGCATGGCAAGAAACACAATGCTGGCGAATGATAGGCTTTATATCAGAAGGATATTTTATTTCCTTTGTAGCAGTACCACAAGGACCAGGCATTTCTTCTTTGCTTGCATCACCGCAAGCTGTAATAATTATTAGCAGAGAGTATATGATGTATCTCATAAATTATTATATTTGTAAAGAGTTTGTTAGAAAGTTTTCGTTGTTATTGTTCATTTGAGAAAGGCCAGCTAAATACTGGCCTTTTTTTATTTCCACATTTTCGCTAATAACTTCTTTATCTTTCCTCCTGTTAGAGTATCGATAGCTACCAATCCTGATAGAATGTATGCAGTGTTCTGCAATACTGGAGTAAGTTCTACATTGCTAACTGACTCCGATAGTTTACCAAATGCTATTAATGTAACACTGAGCAAGAGTCCCTCTGCTGAGTTGTTATCGATATCCATCTTTATCATGCTATAAATTTAATACAAAAAAGGGCGATTTGCACCGCCCCTTTTCTAATCAATATTATATTATGGAATAGCGATATAACATTGGTTGAAGATACCTTCTGGAGTGTCATAAGGACAAGGTAGCAATGGATTTTGCCACTTAACAGTTACCTCATAAGTTAACACATCCTTCAAGTTATCAGTAACTGGTAACTTTGGAGTGATAGTTACAGGCTCGCCTGCTCCCCAAATTTTAGAAGAAGTTCTAAACCATACAGTGTAATCAGATGAGTTCTTGATTGCATTGTAGAAGTTACAGTTTGATGTTGAGTTAGGATCTTTGTAAGTAAGTACATGCGTTGCACCACCGTTTTGAGTTTCAGCATCTCCGAAACCTACTAGCTCATCAATTGTAGAGCCATCATAAGTTCCTGAAGTTGCCCAAATAACGATTGCAGCACCTGCAGTTAATGCAGCATCCCACTCAGCGTGGTCAGATGGATCAGTGAATGACCATGTGTTTTTTACGAATGCGATTGAACGAATACGAGAATACTCATACTCAGGGCATGGATTACAAGAGTAAACTGGTATGCTCCCACCACCGCAGTTTGAAGATGGATAATAAACAGACATTTTTTTTAAGTTTTTAACAGGTTAAACAGTCATCTATACATGATACATCGTAGTCAGTCGTGATAGTATAATCAAGTGCCATGTATATTTGATTTGGTTGCACTGGGTAAGACTGTGCAGGTCTATTGTATTCGTCTTGGTATATCCTGACGCCATCGTAATTAGTTGTGTTAGCTTCTACAGTAACTCCATACAAACCTGCATAAGATGAGATTTGAGAGTACTTCAGCTGCTGTTGAATAGCAGAGCTCAGCAAGAAGCTCAATTGCTGAGGTTGGAGCTGAATCCCCACTCTATCTGCAAATACTATCATCCGCATTTCCGATTCCTCTCGTGCAGTATTTAGTCCATCGCCAAATAAAATAGGGGACTCAACTATATTAGTACTCAAACAGCGATGATAGATTACAATGTTGTAACGATCATCAAAGCCTGAGAATTGTGTCGAGTTATTTAAACTTACTAAAGCAGGAACTGAATCCTGTTCGTCTTGATAGTTGCGAGGTAATAACTCCGCAAGTCCTAACAATTGTTTATTGAATTTACTACTCTTTAGCTTTCCTTCAGCTAAGGTAGTATTGATGATATTTACTATTTCGTTTATGTATGGCATTACTTAAATAGATTAGCGATGAACTCATCACAGATGTCTTGCACCAGTTGTTCTTCATCAGGAGTTAAACCATAAATCTTTCCGTACTTTTCTTCTGCCCATCCTGCCTTATCAGCATTGAATGTATTGCTGAAACCTAAGCCATACTTTGTCTTGCTCTGAGGCACTACCTTATAATCATTCTGCATCTGACCTGTTAGGAACAACTTCACATTAGAGCCTGTGGTCTTATAACCATTCTCCATCCTCCACTCTAAATAGGACTTCTTATAAGTGCCTATGTTTCCTCCTGCTGCATTCTTTCCTTCTTCGTGAATTCTTTCACGAGTCTCAGCAAGCATAGTAGAAGCCACTTCACGAAGTAAAGCATCTGACTGCTCAAGCGATTGAAGCTTTGCAGTTATCTTTATCAATGCAGAAGTATCAGATTGAGCCATTACTTCTTACCGCCTCTAGGCTTTGGTTTACCGCAGTTACATCCCATATTAATAGAATTGTGTTGTTTCACGCAATTGAACACTTCCTGAGCACTCTAAACAGCAATCACAGTCAAGATTCATTCCTTCTGCAACCTGAGTAAGAGCTTTCATGTATTCAACCTGGTATTCTGTGCGAAGCTCGTTAGCCTTCTGCAAGTTTACCGTAGTGAACTGATTTAACTTAGTTGAGTATATGACTTCAGTCAGGACCTCAATTCCTAATAGATACCAGTAAGGTCTGCTGAAGATATTTTTGTTTTGACAAATCATGCCATCCCATGAACAGCCGATTGTGAAGATTGGAGAGAATCCAAATAGCTCTTGCCCAAATGAGAATACATTGTCATAATACGATGCACCTCTTACTAATACTCCACAGCATCCTGTCCAATAATTGCTAGGTGCTTTGATGGAAGTATAATCATCATTCTGTGGAATAACTACTCCTACAAATAATCTTCCTACATTAGTGAAGGTTGTATTGACTTCAATAAGGTTACTTCCTATACTGATAAAGGTATTGATTGAATACAATGTTTGCTTACTATCAATATCTATGAAATCAAAAGTCAAGTTACCACTTATCTCTGAGTAGAAGTTAATCTGTTGAATATGCATGTAAGTCAATGGACTTGGCACATAGCCTGTATCCATTGTATCATACTCCATAGAGAATCCGTAGTAAGTGTTATTAGGATTTGTTACAGTACCAGTGCCTGCTGATATTCCAGCTACATTGATACCTTGATTGATACTCTTAATCTTATATGCTTTGCCCATCTGCTCACGAACATCAAGGCTGAATCTGTTCTGTGCTCTACGCTGAATCATCTCCCATAATTCGAGATATGTCTTTTCTTCTTCATTAGTCAAGCTTACAATCTGCTTAAGGCTGATGCCAGGCAAATCATTAACATATAAACCTGATGGAGGAATTGAGCTTGAACATCCTCTTAAACCTATATAGTCAGTTAGACAAGTCATATTTGATTTTATAAAGGGGAGCAGTTGCCTGCCCCCCGATTATACTTAATTTTATTAAGAGTTTGTGATTGTGTAAAGCAATGCACCATTACTTCCAGTCATACGATCAGCTGCACTGAATGCATTTGTCGGAGTTTGGAATAAGTCATAACGCTTCTTAATGATTAATGCATATCCACGAGCTGCAGTTAATTCAGAAGGATCAATAGCTCCACCACCGTTTAAACGACCTAAATCATCAGGACAGTCAATGTACTTAACTTGTAAGTCAAACTGAATGTTTGATAAACCATTTGGAGTCCAGCACTGAGTGCGAGGATCTACGATAGTTGTGAAGAATGAAGAACCACGCTGACCAGCGAAAGAACCAACATTGTCTAAACGCTCAATTAAGTGTGCGCTACCTGGAGCAAACATTCCTAAAGAGTTAGCATTTGCCCAACTAGTAGCAGCTTGTCCTGATGCGTAGAATGAATAACCTGAGTTAATAGCTAACATTGCAGGATCCCATCCTTCAGCTGGAGCTAAAGCACGATACTTGTTTTGTAAGTCAAATGCATGGAATCTTGATCCTAATGGACCAACCATTACAGGTGCTCCGCAGAACTCATTAACTTCAGCATCCATTAATAACTTTGTCAAACCTGTTGCAAGGTCATTCAAACTACCATCTTGCTCGATATTTACAGTAACAGCAGCGTTAGTACCTGTAGCTTGATGAGTTCCAAAAGTTACACCAGCAGTAAGAACACTTTCCATCTTCTGATAAATACCGTTCATTGCATGTAAGATTGAGTTTAAGTGCTCATTCATTAACTGAGTAGCAGGTTGACCTACAGCAACTGTACGAGATGCATCTTCGCAGTATTGGCGAACTGTATCATCCGACACCCAAACTCCTGTTTGAGCTACATTGTCAACTGAAACAGTTGTCTCAAGGTATGCAGGTACGAAATCTACAGAGCAAGTATCTGAAGTAGAAACTTGAGCCACAGTAGTACGAGGCATATATTTTACGCGAACATCTTTATAGTGTCCACCTACATTCGCAGCAGCGAAAGGGCGATCAGGCTGGCTGATCAACATGTTTAAGAAACCTGGAATAGTAACTTTCTTACCAGGATAGTTTACGCCTGCAATTGATTCTAAGTGCAATAACAGGGCTTCGCAATATCCGTTTGCCATTTTATTTAAGGATAATTAGATTTTTAAATTTTAATTTGTACTCGTATTGGATTTCTCCCTGTTTGTAAAGTGTTTGGCTTTGAGGCCACATATCACGATTATGACTGTTATAATTGATTGCTTCCTGCTCTGAAATCAGCAAGAGCTTTTGAAGTAGCAGCTTTAGCAGCAGGTGCTGTTTGCTTAGCTACATTTACTGGAGTTGGAGTTGGAGTTGATGCAGGAGATGCAGGAGCCTGTCCTTGCACTTTCAACAGTTTAGCCTCAGCCAAGACATTTTCAGTAAATGATTTGACATCTACTGTCTTATTATCAATTGTGAAAGGCAGATCAGGAGCTTCTGCATTAACAAGTTTCAATCCATCATTACTGAAGATGTACTTGCCTCCTCTTTCTTTAAGCTTCTTTTCCCATAAACCTTTAGCAGTTGAGATAGTAATATCCTTGTCTAAGTCAAGTGCGTAGTTGTACTGACTAAACATAGCATAAAGTTCTTTCTCAGTAAGCTTAGATTCCCATTGTGAATTCACATTATAGATATCAGATTTACGGCCTTCCTTCTCTGCATTAAGTAGATTTTGAAGTTCACTAATCTTATCAACTAATGCTTTCTTCTCTCCTCCAGTTGCACTGATGCTACGGTCCTTTGCATCTGCAATAGCTTTAGCTAACATCGGGATGCGATTGTAAGTGCTCTGCTCAGTTAAGATGGAAGTCTTTGTTTCATCATCGAAACTAAACTCATCAAGCAGGTCCTTAATTTTGCTGTCCACAGTGCTTAGTGCAGTGCCTGTAAAGTGTTTCTTTACAACAGGATTAATCTTTGCTTCGTTCTCAGTCATCAATCGCTGTTGAACTGAAGCTGCAACACTAGAAGGAACTTGCACATTTGAAAGTGCAGGATTCATTACTAATGCTTTTAACTGCTCATCGGCAGCATCGATTTGTACTCTTTCTGATAATTCTTGAATAAATTCAGCTAATGTCATATGGTTTTCTCTTTCGAGCTTTTGTTTCTACAAATATACACTACAATCAAGCGTTTTTAAACTTGTCTCTTAAGTCCTTTGGAACTACCGCAGCACTTACTGGATAGAGCTGATGATTACAGTTGTAACCGCCTCTGTTGATTCTAAAGTTGGAAGCATTTGTCCCAGCAATCATACCTTGAGGAAGTCCTGTCTTATCATAGATAGGCACTTGCTCTCCGCAAATGTTACCACTAACAATCTCTTCTAACTGTGATTTATGGATGTATGGCATGCATGTCTGCTTAGCTGCTATTAATGCATCACAGAACGGCCTAGAAGTATCCTTCAAAGAGCCATCATACTTGTACCACTCAAGACCTAAGTCATCTGTAAGCGTTGCATTGTAGTTAGCTGAGAACTGATTCAAGCTATCTGTTACTATTTGCTTAGTGTATCTCACTAATCTTCCATCTCCAGTGTCAGTGTTAAGCATGAACTCTCTTGCTTGCTCAATAAACTCTGCTCTGCTTCCGCCTGTAGTTACATTCTTAACCAGGATATCTTTGATAGGTCCAGTATAGTTTGCGCTAATGGCATCCTGACCTAACTGCTCAATCACTGCATCCTGTGCAAGCTGTTGAATCTGCTCAAGCACTGATGGTACTTTATACTTTCCTACCACAGCAGTAAAGTAATTACGCTGTAAGTCCGAAATAGTTTTATAATCTTCTATGATTGCATCGAGATCATCCTGATATTCCTTATTGAAAATAGTCTTATCAAGTTCTGCCTTAATCTTTGCAATAGTCTTTATGTTCTTTACAGATGGCTTGATTTGTCCGTTGCTTGTTTCAAGTTCAGATGAAAGCTCAAGCACGACCTTATAGGCATCTTCTTGAAGCTTTGGCATATTGCTATTCCAAGCATCAATCCGAGACTCTATAAGGTCTGTAATTTGCCTTATTATCGCATCTGCTTTAGCCATCTATTATGCTAATGGAGTTGGAGGTAAAGGTTTCTTCATTTCGCTTGCATACTGTTGCATAATCTGCAACTGCTCATTATAAGCTAACTCTGCAAAGCCATCCACTTCAGATAGTGCTCTTGTTACAAACTTATTGATATTAGCATGTACAATCAAATCTGCCTGATCAATAGCTCCGAATGTTCTAAGTAAGCTGATGTTCTCTTCAGGAACTCCTGCGAATGGATCTAGTTTAAGTTTAAGTATCACTAAGTCTTTTACTTTTGATTCGTTAAATTTCTTATCCGCTAATTCGATTTGCGCTGCATTGATGATAGCAGGATCTACTTTAGCTTGTACCATTGCAGTTAACTCATCCACTAATACCTTTCCGCTAAGCATATCATAACGCTCAGGAACTGGAATGTAAGGAAGTAGCTGATTGATTTCTACATTCTGAGCATAATGTCTCCAAGCTAAAATATCATAAGATACTTCATCCATTATTCTAACTACATCCTCTGCAATAGAATGAACGAAACTGTAAAGCTCCTCTCTATCCACTTGCTTAGCTACTCCTGATTGAGCGATAGGAGTCTCAGCTAGGAATTCCATATTGATAGCAGACAATGCATCGTAAATATGCTGTCTAATTCTTTCTTCTTGTAATCGAGCTATATCAGTTTGCTTTTGCACATAACCAATAGGAGGAGTGATAGCTGTGTTCTCTCCTGCCTTAGGCATTGGCATTACTATATGCTCGAATGGATTTAGTGGAAGCAATCCCTTACCTCCGCATCCTGGACATGATACAGGAGCTGAGTTCTCTCTTGGAATCTCTCCTACTCCCTTACATCTACCGCACTGCTGAGGCTGAATAGCCCACATAGTTGAGTGAATATGCTGCACAATTTCAGCCTGCAAATCTGAATACTCACGAACTGCCTCGTTTAACATTGGCACTATGCCACTGATACGAGACTCGAATAAAGACCTATCATTACTTTGTTGCACTACCATTCCATTCATGTGGCGCACTGGTATATAACCAAGCACATTAGGTATCTGCATTACCTCATAGATCTTTCCATTCTTCTCCTCAAAGACCTGAAATATATCAGGCTGAATAAGATAAAATCTTCTACCATTACTATAATAGTAATCATCTTCTTCATAACTAAGCATCTCACTGTCAAGCAAGAGGTAGAACTCGTTAATCTTGTAGTCGATAATTTGCGCTGATGAAAATATTTTAGGGTATGGTTTAAAGTATTCATTGTCTTGAATCTCGAAGTTAGTAGGCATTGTGAACACTACTGCATTAGCATCTATCAAATAAGGCTTGAATGCTACGCTGAACATCCAGTTAGTGATAGAGCCATTGCGAGGAAACTTCTTCATCAAGTATTCTTCAGGAGTCTCATCCGCTGCAATCATAGCAGGAACATCTGAAGGAAAGCTAATCATCCAATCAGAAGACTTACGGATCTTCATCAAGCTGTTGTACACTTTCGTGAACACTGGCTTAGTGATTGGAGTAAAAATCTTTTCTCTGTAATTTTTGATTTCTTCACTCTCCGCAGGTCTTCTCTCTGTGATTAAATCATCAGGAAATTCTCCATTAGCATGGACTGCTAATTCTTCTGCTAACTCTACTGCATCATGGTAGTAAACATGTCGGTATTTAGTTGTTAAATACGGCTCTAGGAATGCTGGTGTTACTGCTGCCATTAAATTACTTTTCTTTCACTTAATTGATTCATTTTTTGAGCAATTTTCATGCTCGGCATGTTCATCCTAAAGGATGCGTTTTTAGCAAGCTCATCATAGACTACTTGCTGTTGTTGAGGTATTGTCTTTCCTCCGACACTGAAAGCCATCCATCCCTTCTTGATTCCCATGACTCCAGGAAATCCCTTCATCGCAGGTTGCCAATAGGTTGGCTGATAAGGTGCTTGATGTGGCTTGTAGCCTACACTAATCAAAGCTAAATTAAAGTAAGGCTCATCAGGTCTATCCCCAGCAAATGCTCTTACCTTCAATTTATTTTCTTCGTAGTACATCTCTGCATTTACAAAGATAGTGTAAGATAGGTCATTTTTCTTGAAGTATATCCACTCTGATGATAAGTCATACCACTGATCAACTCCTCCATAAGCTTCTTCAATATCTTCTTTAGTGGTCCATTCACTGATTCCCTTTATTAAGTCATCAGAGCCTCTATTAGCCATAGTCCATTCGACATTGGACATAGACCTCCAAAACTCATTAAAGTCAGCCATAGGGCTGAAAATCATATCAGCATCTACAAATAAGGTTTCCTCGAATGGAGAAAGTTCATGAAGATGGAACTTATTGACTAAAGGCTGTGCTGATGCAGGCTCGATGATGTGATCAAATATCATCCTTTGTCCAGGATGCAAATGTCTCAATCCTTCTTCATCAGCAATCACTGCTACC